AAGGCTGCGCTCACGTCGTTGGGTAATCAGGCGAGCTATGCACCTTGGACTACGGGCGGAACCGATACCGCCTACACCCTGACGCCGACGCCAGCGAGTACCGCAAACGCTACCGGGCAACGCTTCCGAGTCACGTTCAACGCTGCATCCGGTGCTACTCCGACGCTTGCCGTTTCCGGGCATACCGCCAAGAACCTGAAATATTATGACTCCACCGGAACGAAGCAGGCGGTCACCTCGACGCAGGTTCCGATCAACTGGATTTCTGACGTTGAGTATGACGGGACTGATTGGGTGGTGTTGAATGTGCCTCCTACGGCAGCGGCAACCATTGGCCCAGCATTCTCCGCAACATCTTCGTCAACGCAAAACCCCACGACTGGCGTCGCAACCAAAGTTGTATTTGGCACTGAAGAATACGACACAGCAGGCAATTTTGCGACGTCGACTTTTACGCCTACAACTGCCGGTTACTACCAAATTAGTGCTGGTATATCGATGGCATCCGACACATCAACGACGGCGACAAAGATTCACATCTATAAAAACGGCTCCGCTTATCGCACATCTGAATTCACTGGACTTAGTAGCAACGGCTACGAGACTCCATCGATCTCGGCTCTGGTCTATCTAAACGGATCAACTGACTACGTTGAAATATATGGAACGATCGATGGAACTGGCGCATTGCTCTATTTCTTCACAAGTAGTGGCGCCCATTCCACGTTCTTCAGCGGCGTCTTTATTAGGGGTTAAAGATGAATCTCGTCGAGAAAATAATTTTAATCCACCCAAGTTTGTCTGCGAGTGACCTGCCGAAGTTCGCTCTCCTTCAGAACGACAGTGACGGGCTTGGTGATTACATCAAGGAATGGAACCACCCGACGCTTCCGCGCCCTACGGATGAGCAACTGGCCGCGCTGCAATGATCTACCTCGCGCTCTACATCTACGCCTTCTACCTGCTGTTCGTCGTGACGATGGCGGCAAAGGCGGTATGGAAAACACTTCCGCTGACAGCGAAGATTCTACTGGCACCCGCCGCACTTCTGGCCGTGTTCATGGATGTAATCTTCAACGTATTCATTGCGACATTCATCTTCATGGATTTGCCAGAAGAATACATGTTCACTCAACGCCTGAGTCGCTACAAGTCAGAAGGCGCGGGGTGGAGAACCAGTGTTGCAAAGTGGCTGTGTTTCAACCTTCTCGATAGCTTCGAGTTGGGCGGACACTGTAGGTAATCTAACGCATCTGCCTCATAGAAGGCAGGAAGGAAGAATCATGGTTGATCCATTAAGCAAAGACGAATCGAAGGCCATCATCAAAGAAGCCTTGCATGAATGGCTTGACGAGAAATACGCATCTTTCGGTAAGTGGTCATTCCACGGATTTATTGCAATGCTTATCGCAGCGGGGTGTTACTTTGTCCTTGCCGCTAATGGATGGCACAAATGATCCTCGAACTTATCCGCGACGACGATCCTGCCCAAAAGCACAACTATGGGAAGTTTTTTGTCGACAAACTGTTCTTTGGCGAAACGCTTGAGGACAAGGATCGTTACCTAGAAGCAGGCGGGGAGAAGGTCTATGGCGACTCGGCCATTCCAAGAGGGCGGTACAGAGTCACGCTCACTCCATCAAAGCGTTTCGGTCGAGTCATGCCCGAAGTCCATGACGTACCCGGATTCTCTGGCGTTCGCATTCACGGTGGGAACACTGAGCATGACACTCTTGGGTGCCCTCTTCTGGGCCAGACTCGTACTGCCACAGGGATCGCCAACTGCAAGGGAGTGAATGACAGGCTGTATGTCACTTTGCAAGCCGCAGAGCAGAGAAACGAAGAAGTCTGGCTGGAGGTTTCGTGATCCTGTCGGACATCTTAGAGTGGGAACGCAAGCTGGCGATAAGACGCTCGACAGTGCTATTTGTGACCCTCTGGATGACCTACAGAGCCTTTGAATGGGCGGCGGCATATGCGAGTGCCACCAGTTTAACCAGCGGCTTGGAAGCGGCTGCAATCATTGCCGCCGTGACCGCTCCAATAACATATCTACAGACAGCAGTTTTCAAGGCGTACATTTCCGCGAAGGATGAAAGATGACTTTCTTGCTTGCAAACTGGAGGTGGGTTCTGATCGGCCTGCTGATCGCATCAACCGGCCTGTTCTATAAACTCTGGCGGGAGGATGTTCGTGCTTTCAATGCCTACAAGATTGAAGTTGCTGCGCTAGGTAAAGCGGCTGAGATGGAGAAGAAGCGGATCGAAACTGAACACGCGAAAGTTACCAAGGAGATCAAAGATGCTATTCCCAAAAAGATTGCTACTGCTCGTTCCAATGCTGTTGCTAACTACCTTGCCAGCTTGCCACCACATTCCGGTAGCTGTGGAGTGCGCCCGATTGCCGGACTTCCCGAAGGAGTACATGAATCCTCCAAGGAACCAGTTTCTATTGGATGCACCGAAGGATTTATCCAAGACGCAGCCGAAGACGCAGCCACAATAATCGGCATTCAATCATGGATTCGCGGGATAGGGTTTCCGGTCAAGTAGCCTTACCAAATAAGCCTAGACTTCTTCATCGCGGCGAAATTATCGTTTGATCCGGCGATGTAAGACTTGCTCATTACTTCCCGCATCGCATTACGCATAGCGTCGAGCGTTTTCTGTTCAGTGTGCTGTTTGAGCGATGAACCTACTTCTTGAAGCACCGAGTCTAGCGCCGCATCAATTCTTTCATCTGGAGTCATTTCAATCCACTCCTAAAGTCGATCCACAGACGCTTACCGCCTTTGTGAATCTCGTTGATCCGGCCCACAATGCGCCACGGTGGAAATCGTTTGCTGCGCTTCTGGTTGAGTTCTTTTAGCACGATGGTTGATTCATAGCGACAACTGTAAGAACGGTTCACGTCTTACTCTTTTCGATTTCTTTGCCCATCTTCACTCTCCTTAATAACTGACTGATTTACTCGCTTTGTCGCAATTGTTTTTTATGACGACAAATGTCGTCTACTTTAAGTTAGAGATCACAGGCGGAACCTCTTGCGAAACTCCCGCAACCCTTCGTCGGCCCAACTCGCAGCCGTTGCTTTCTCGCTGTTGAAGCAGTTGGCTACCGCGCAGTAAATGCTCAGCCACACAGATTCGTCAGGCGTCTTCGGTTTCTCGATGGTGGCCGCCATTCGGGTCATAGCGTCCACCGCTTCCTGTTGCATCTGTGCCGGTGGCTGGCGGCGCATCTCTAACATGTCGTCCAACGCGGACGTGCCGCTCGATGCTTCGTTGTTGCTCTGTGCTTGTTCCACGTCATTCCTCCTTTGTGGCGTCTGTGGGCGGCACGCCGGTTAACTTTGCGTTATGGGTTTTCTTGCCGCGTTCGCTGTAGGGCATCCCCGGCTCAACCATGCGCAGAAACTCAACGCGCACCGCCACTATCCCGCACTCAGCCACACATTTCCGTGAAGCCTTTAGATCGGCCACGCTCGCATACAGCGGCGCTCCACCAGCGGCCTCGCCGAGTTCATGCTCGTAGTCCGTTGCGCATATGTAGAGTTCATCGCCCCTAACATTTACGTCAACCGGACCTTGCGCAATAGGTGTTGTCATTTCGTTGTCTCCTGTGCCGGCGCAAGGCCGGTTACGTTAGCGTTGTGCGTCAAGATCGGCGTTCCCTCGTCGCGCCGGTAGTCGGCTATTTGTTGCTTCAGGCTTTCGCCGTTGCCGAGGTGGTAGCAAAATCCAAGCTCCGAAAGTGAGTCCGCCAGATCGCCGCACGTCTCGCACAGATACCAGTCGGCTATAGGCACTTCGTCGCTGGCGATACCCCGCATTTCTTCAAACTCTGTCGCGGGCCGGTAGCGCGCAACCTTTCGCGCCGTGTCGCCAACGCCGACTTTCTCACCGCAAGAGCAGCATTTTCGGCTGCGCTTCGTGGTCAGCGGTGCATCGTCGGACGGCTGATACCACCACCAGTCCGCGCCGTCATGGTCGTATCCAGAATCACAAAACAGGCTCATGTCTTCGCTCCGTAGGTTTTTCCGCACAACCCGGCGCTCATGTGTTCAACTCCACCATCAACAGTTCGTGTTGCCATCTTGATTCCTCCTTTTGAAGCTGTTCGATATTCGCCGGGTTCCTTCCTGTGCTTTTGGCAATGGCAAGATCAACCCGCGACCACCAGAGCATGAAAGCGTAAAAGTGTTTCACGATTGCGACTTCCAGTAATTGATGAAGCGTTTTTGTTGAATCTTGGTCATGTCGAGATTCTGTTTCTTCGGCTCATAACAAGGCTTGATCTTCTCGGCCATCTGTTCTTCCCCCATCCACTTACCCGCGAAGAAACACGCGACAGACCAGCAGACAAAGAAAACAACAAGATCAGCGTGAAACGGCTTACGGTTTTGGTTCATTTGCACTCTCCATTGCGTAATTTCAACAGTTTACTGATGGCATCTTCAGCACCGAAGGCAAAAAGTCTCATAACAACCTACCAAGTTCGTTAGCCCATTGAATAGGGTCTTTTGCGTGCTTCCTAGAGTTACAACTTTTGCAAAGCAACTGAATATTACTCGGCCAGTGTGTTCCTCCTTTAACAATGGGAATAATGTGATCTACCGTTGGCTTAGTCATCTTTTCTCCGCAACCAATACATCGTCCCTTTTGCAATATCAACAAAGCGGCTATATGAGCTTTTGAGTAGATTCCATCCGCTATTTTTCTAAGGCCAGAAAAGTATCCACCAATATGTGCTTTGCCATGTCGATAATTTGGGTTTGATTCACCTTTTAATCTTTCTTTATATCCATTCGCCATGCAATCAGCAGAACAGTAAGTACCTTCTATATCTGCATGACTTTGTTTAACCATTTTGATTGTTCCACAGATCACACATTTCTTAGGTACGGTCGCATAGGTAAAATTCTTCTTTTGGCCGCGCTTTGATTCGTGCATACATTTCCAAGAACAATACTTTGGGTTTTTCTTAAGATGGCTTTTCTTTCGGCCAAATGAAGTACCGCAAATTAGGCACTTGAACTCAATTAATCCACCTTTCCAATTTGGATTATTTGATCCATCTTTCGGCATACAGTTTTGAGAGCAATACTTAGCAGGTAATTTGCTTGGTGGAACACCAAACACTTTCCCACAAGTAATGCAGGTTACATTGACAGGCATTTGATGGCATCCTCTCCGCAAGTTACAAATTCACCAATACCTCTTGCATACCTTACAGTAAGCAAAAACGCTAACTGCTTTCCCTCTCGCTCTCCTGTCGGCTTTGTCCAGTTCCTACGCTTGCATTCAAGTGCAAACATCCTGCCGTCAGTAAGAAGTCCCCAGTAGTCAGGGAGGGTCATACTCTCTCTGCTTCTAGCCCAACGGTAGAACCATATCGGCATTTTCTTGCCATTGGATTCAACTTCCATTGATCCTGAATTTTGCCTGATGGCAAAAAGTACTTTTGGGTGCTTTGCCAGAACACCAGCAACCTCGCGCATAACTGATGCTTCCAGTTCATGTGGATCACTAGGATTAACTACAGACCGTGTTTTAACCTCTTTGGCGGGCGTATCGAATCCTTCCGGCATTGGCTTGCCTGCCGCAAAGCAAAGGCCGCGTAAAGCCTTCTCGTTGGCGCGGATGGTTTCATTGAGCGTTGGGCGCTTGGGCTTCATTTTGTCCAATCCTCTTGAATCGCCGTATCGCCAGCGCCGACTTTTGCGTTGCATTTTGCCGTTGCCTTGCGTGGATCGCCCTTACAAAACACCAGAACATTTTGGTGCGTCTTTGCCATTTTGCGGCTGGTTTCAAACTGCTTTGTCACGCGCATAGCGGCAGTGCCTACAGGAGTCGCAAGAATCGCTTCGTTGTAAAGTCTCGCGCCGGACTGTTCAAATCCGTCGATGGTTTCACTAACGAAGTTCCGGTAGAACCCTTTTCCGTCGCGGAAGTCGCCTACCACGAAACACGCAAATGTGTCTGTCTTCATCTTGCCCACGGCGCGCAGAATGATCCGCTTATATGCAGCAACAAAGGCGTGCCAATCCATCGCGCTCAAGTCTCGCGGATCATCACTGTACTTTTCCAAATCCCCATAAGGCGGGCATGAAAAAATGAAATCAGCTTCAGGAGCATCGGTCAGTGTATCCATGCTATCCCCGCAGACCCAAACCGGGCGCACCGTTGGCGCTATGTCTTCCGCCTGTACTTGGTTTGCGGCAATCTGTTCTGGCCGCAAGTCACAACCCCAATACTGTCGGCCCAAACACCCGGCCACGATGCCTCTCACGCTGCCGCCTGCGAACGGGTCAACCACTTGACCACCTTCAGGGCTGAACCAGAGAACTGCCAACTCGCACAGCGTCGGGTCAAATATGCTGGTGTTCATGTCGGTCGAGGTTTCGCGTAGTCCTTCCTTGCGCCGGTAGTGGTCCATCGAATCAGCGCCGTTTCCGTACAACAAGGCAGAATCACGGCCAATTTCACCAGAAATTCCGAGCGAAGTCCACGCGCGTTTTCGCTCCTGCCACTCACCAGTACGTGCGTCAAGAATCGTCATTGGTGGCAGCGTGAACCGTTCGGCTACCGGCCCGCTTGCTTTCGGCTTCACTACTTCGCCAAACAGGTCATGTCCGTGCAATGCGAACGTGCAATTCCCGATTGTCACTTTCTCAGCCATCACTCCGTAACCTCCGTCACCACAGTATTCGACAGCGCCACAATCTGCTGACCCTGCTTCTGCCGCGTCACCCACGATTGCACTGTGCGGCCCGTCTTGCGCGGTTTGCCGACAAATCGCAAATCCCCCGACAGGCATTGCCCGTCCTTGTAGAAACTCCCCGTCATCGTATCCGCCATAGCGTGTATGGACGGCTTGTCTGGATGGACTAACTCCACTTCGCAAACGTGCCGCGTGAAGTCTCCGATACTGCTGCGGACGCGGACTTGGTACTCCGGTGCTCCGGTGAGCTTGTCCATTGCTTGCAGCATCGGCGTTGGGCGGTCCTCGCCTAGCCAGTGGTTGAGTTTGAGTTGGATCATTTAAGTGCTTCCATAGCTGCACGATACGCTGCATTCCTTACAGGTTGCTTACAAAAATGGTCGCACTCGATTTCAAACGCCTCAGCCAGTCCTTTCAGCACCGCAAGCGTTCGGGCGAGTTCATTGTTGAGGCACACGATCTCGGCTTGCTGATCGGAGGCGACTTGGGCGAAGTCGTCCATATCAGAATGGTTCCCCGTCCCCGTCGTCGTACTCACTCGCCGGCACATTCGCGCCAGGCTTGTTCTCCTGCTTCGGCTCGTATTCCTGTGCGGGCGCATCATCCTTCTTCCCCAACAGCGTCATATCCGTAACGCGAACCTCCAACGATGCGCCGCTGGTGCCGTCCTTCTTGGTGTATTCGCGTAGAGTCAGTTCTCCGGTAATGCCGACAAGCTGGCCTTTCTTCAGGAACTCGGCAACCTTCTCGCCACGGTCGCCCCACATGGCGCATTTCGCCCACGTTGTCGCTGCCTTGTTGCCATATCCTGACTTGACGGCGACGTTGAATTCAGTAACGCTCGACTCGCCAACAAATTTGGTTTCTGCCGAGTGCCCTAGATTGCCTGTGAATGACCAGTTGTTCATTGTTGCTCCTTTTATTTAACTCCGGCCTCGGCAAAATCCTCGGCCATCTCTTGCAAACTTGCATCCAGGGTATAGACGCCCATCAGTCGCTCCGGCGTCTTACGGCATTGATCTGCAAAGCTCGCCGTCGTTACCTTCGTTGCCGACCACGATCCGTACAGGACGAATACCGCAATCGGAACATTGGCCGAGAGGATTTTGTTTTGCAGCTTGTTGGCTGCTTCGCGGGAGATGGCGTTAATCATTCCAACTCTCCCGCAAGTTTCCGGTCATCGTTGATCTGGTCGGCTCTGTCGGCCTCGTAGTCCTCGCGTCCGCTGTCGTCGCGCTCGACTCCGCTTCCTTTGCAGTATCCGCAGATAGCGCCGTCATGGGAGCCTTCGCCGCTGCCGGAACAGTGGTGGCAGTAGCCTTGCTCGTCGTCATCTCCGTCAAATTCGTCATATTCTTCGACTTCGAGTTCTTCGTCATTGATTGCGATGGTGTTCATGTCAATGTACCTCGTAGGATTTGTTGATTACGCCGAGTTCAGAGTATCCAACAACACAGGACTGAACCCAAATGTTTCCGGCAGTAGGATGGCGACGAATATGACCACGACGAAGGTGCTGGCGAACTGATGCTCGGTCAGTCACGGTCATTCCAAGTTTTTCGTTGTGATGCGCGGAAGTATCTACCGTGAGAATCCTTGTTTCGTATATCGGGAGCTTCCCATCTTTGATCCTTCTGGCATTCTTTGATTTGTCGACAGGTGATCTTATTTCTGTTCTTACGTTAATACATGATAGTGCTTCAATCAATTCCATAACATATGGGACAAAAACAATAGCTTGCTTGCAATGTTCAGATTCTTCGTCTTTGGTTATTTTTTGAAAATCATCTAAAAACGGAGTAAACGGAGTGCATTTGAATCCAACCTCACCGTCATCTGTAGTCCCCATATCAGAATCCCACAATATTGGAATGGAAATTCCGTAAGGAACAAGATACCAATCACCGTTGCTTGCCTTAGACGAAACACATCCCATAACATTGATCGAGTCTTCGTCCTCTTGAGCAATTATCAAAACCTTTCTGTAATTTGATTCACTCAATGGGTCTTTAGAAAAAAACTCAATAGTAATTTCCTTGAATGGGATATGTATTTCAATACCTCGGATACCTTTCAAGTAATCATCAAATATCTTCCCTCCGTCTGGAAGTGAAAAATGCACAGCGTTTTTTATCCCATCTGCCATAGAGCATAGGATTGATTCTGTTTGGCGATTTACAGCCATTGGAGCTAACTCCCTAAATCCCCTTTCAGCCTGCGCTGCATAGTTCATTGCGGTGATAGTCATCTCAAACCTCCCCGTCGCCAGCCATCGCCTTGCGTTCAGCAAGCAGGTGCTTGAACAGTTCCCGCGCCTCGGCAACATCAGCATTCGTCCATTCGGCCATCGGCTTGTTGTACTCGGCCTCGATCATCGGCGCGGTCATGTTCAGCTTCGTGGCGAATGCGTTTATGACTTGGCCCAAGGTAGCGCCATCGGGCTTGTCGGTTGCCGGTGGTGGTTCGCCAATGCCTGTCAGATCGCCCTCGCTCGGATCGCCGCTGATGGTTCCCTTGGCGTGTGGCTTGAGCGCGGCTGCGGCTTCCTTGACCTTGGCGGGCATGGGTTTGGCGGGTGCGGGCTTTGCAGCCGGTGCAGACTGGTGCGTTGCTGCGTTGCCGTCGTCGTCGTCGGACGGTACGCCTGCGATGGCCTGCAAGCCATAACGCTTGGCATAGGTGACTGCTGAACCAACCCCCTGCGGGTCGTTCTTTGTCGGCTGCATACGCAGCTTGCCGCTGATCCATTCGCCGGATTCGTGCAACAGGATGGTTTCCACGATCACAGCGGAATCCTCGAAGTCGGTAGCCTGCACGAAGGCAATGCCGTTGGCCGAAAGCGGAACCTTGATGGCCTCGATCACGCTGGCAAGGTCGGCGTATTTTGACTTAAAGAATGGATTTGCTGCGTCCTTGGCCGCGAACTTCATCTGTCCCTGTGCCTTGGATAGCGCGAGGGCGAGTTGGCCGATGGTGTCTGATTTGTTCATTACATCCTCACTTGATGGTTACGCGCTCGGCCTGAACCAGATGCGCGCCTTCTACGATTTGACCTGCTTTTAGTGCTGCACTGATTCCAGACTTATCCAGCGATTCGGTGGTGACTGTTTTAACAAACTCAGGATGCGCGAACTTCAGCGTGTCCTCGTCATCTACCACGACAGAAGGCGGGTTCTTGCGAATGGAGATAGTCAGAGAACCATCGTTGGCCTTGATTTCCGAGATTCCTGTGGCCTGCATGTTGTGCAGCAGGTACTCGCGCAGATGTTCCTCACGCGCCTTCGCCGATTTCAATTGCTCCTGCTTACGCTTGATGAAGTCGGCCAACATCTCGTTGGCGTAATCCATGTTTCCAATCACGGCAGCGACGGCACGGGCCTTTTCCTCGACCGGCCACTGAATTGACTCAAGCGAATCCTTCAACGTCTGCTCGTCCAAATCCATGTCGGCTAACTGCTCGGCTTGCTGGCGGTATTCCTGCGCGATAACGTACAGGGCGGGGAGATTGTTCATCACCGACTCCGATCCGGCGAACCCATCTCGCCCTGCCGCATGGTGTAGTCTGTATAGCCGGTGTCTTGCGAGGCGACCTCATGGGCAGCTTGCACAAAGTCCACAAGCCCATTCGTCGCACCGCACCGGGGGCAATGCAACTCGGCAACGCCGAATACCTTGTTGCACTTCCAGCAAAGTGTTTCGTGATTTGCGCTCATACCCCATTCTCCCTTCGAGCCTTGCGCTGCATGTCGGCAATCTCGTACAGCCGCTCGGTGTACCCGCCGCGCTTGTGCGCTGGCATGTCGGCCTCAATCTCTGCAACCCGCGCCGCATTCATCGCGCAACCAAGCTGCCAGAGTTCCTCGGCCAGCGTGTCCTCTTGCTGCTCTGCTGCCTCTTGCGCGTCCTGCCACATTTCAGCACTGCGTCCCATGATGGACTTCCTTGAACTGGATCACAGGAAATTTCGTGATCGCTTTAGCTTGCGTCCAGCACTCGTCGTGACTGCCGAATACATGCCCTACTACGGAGAACAGCGCATTCTCACTTTGCGCCGGATGCTGCTTAAACACCGTTCCTTCAAACTGCTTTACTGGCTTCATGTTGCCTCCTTAACTTGCATTCTCCATCTGAAACTTACACGAAACTTACAACTTGCAATTAAATTTCTGCTTTGGGAGCGTGTTGCTTCCTTGCAGGGTTTCACGTTTCGTTTAGTAGGTCATCTGGTTGATTCTGTTCGGCTTAGTCGGATTTGGTGTCGGTATATTCTGGCGTGGGTGCTGTAGAACTGACGTTAGCCCCCACCTTACTGAGCGCGTCTTTGACCTTCCATTCCACCTCGCGCAGAGCATCGGCCACACCATCGAGGCCCGCTTCCGTCACCATCTTCTCGGCGACTTCTCGCGCCTGCTCGTCAATCTGGCGCTCCATGCGTTGGTATATGTCGTTCATCGTTTCTACAAACGGAAGTTCAACGCCGTTAACGAGAAGCGTCACTTCTACCGGGTTGCTGTTGATCTTGTCTCCGAGCGCCTTTGCTCGCGTGATAGCGGCGATCACAAAGAAACCTGGGAATTCTTGCGAGATTGCGTCTACTGTTTCGCTCATTTCTTTCTCCTGTTTATGCCGAAGGGCTAACCCGTCAGTCCACGCGGACGCCTTCGGCGCCGGTGACTTTTGCGTTAGAGCGCATGAGTCTCACGACCGCATCCAGTACATCGCTCACGTTCTCCGCGCTGGTTCGTACCTTGGCTTTGCTGTCGAGAGCTTGCAGCACCGCGAACCCATCAAACAGAACGTCTGGTGGTCGTGCCGCCATTACTCCGCGCCTGTACCATTCCAGCGCAAACTCTTGGTCTGTGCTGTCCAGCACCAGCGATCCACTTTCTGCCAGAAACATGTCTCTTGGGTGCATGTCTTTCTCCGTAAGTTTCGGCGCTCTAACCCGCCGCTCGACCACATTCGCTTCGCTCATTGGACGCTTCGCCTATCGGCTCGCGCCGGTCAGCTAGCACGTTATGCCTCACTGCGCGCTCTCGCCTTACGCAGCTTGGCCGCGTATTTCCGCAGCCGCTCGGCGTCGTCCCGATGCACCCACTCTTGCACCGGCACCAGTCCGGCCTCGCGCTTGCGCTCCCGTTCCTCGGCCTTGCGTTGTGCTGCTGGCGTGGCGGTCATTTCGCCGCCTTCGCGCAGTCTTGGCCGGCGCGGTAGTAGGCATAGACCAGCGTGCGCTTGCTTTCCGCATCCCACTTTCCACCGTTGCCAATCGCTCCAACATTGTCAAATCCTCGCCAGAAAAACGTCGACAGCGAACTGCCGTGGGTAACGCCATCCTTGCCGCGCCGCTGTCCGTTCCAGAACAGGTCGCGGTGCTGCATTTCGTAAGCCTTCACCGCGCCTTCATAGTTGGCTCGCATCGTCGGGTCTTTGAATCGGTTTGTCATGGCATTCTCCTGTGTGTAATACCACTATAGCGCGTGACATGTCACAAGTCAAGTGCGGCATAACAACTCATTCCAAGGGACCGCCCGCGATAGGGCCGCGTGCGGCCCCTGAATTCGGGTCGTTAGAACTCATCATGTCGTTTTCATCCTCTTCATACAGTGGGTGGCCCCGCATCCGTTGCCGGGCCACCGGCTCTATGTCGTGGGGTTTGCTGGCGGGGGCGCGGCGTCCCGAAACAACCGCGTCCCCGGTAACTAACCGTATCCGCTTGGCGCCCGCTTGGGCCGTTGTGTCTCGGCGCTGTTGCATGGCGCCGCATTTGGCGGTTCGGGCCGCGTATGCGCCAGCGTCAGGCCGATCAGGAAAATTCGTAGCATCTTGTCCCCTGAGTTCTAACCCTGCGGTCCACGCGGACCCTTCGGCGATAAGGCCGCCGCAGTGCCGGTGACCTCCACGTTAGCCGTCATCCTCGCTTCGATGGCCGACCATGTCGGCTCAAACTCAGGCCAGTCTTGCTCAACCACCACAGCGTTGAACGGGGCTTTGCCAGCCTCGGCTCGACCTTTGGCTATGCGCTGCCCGATCTGCTCAATCACCGCTATTTGCTCGTCGCTCAAGTAGTCGAATACATCCTTGATCTTGAAAACCACGTATCTTGGTTCGCGCCTGAATTCACTCACTTCACATCCTCTCTGCCGGCTAACCCGGCGCTCGAAGGGAGCTGCGCGATAAGTCGTGCGCAGCCCCCTCAGCTTGTACGTTAGCCGTCACCAGCCATGACGACCAGTGACGGCTCGTTTGAATGCTCACGAAAGTTCGCCATCCCTTGCGCAGATGTAAGTGCCGCGCTGGGCCGAGTTCCAGAGCACGCGGCCGGTGCGTCCTTTTGCTGCGTTGTTCTGCTCGCGCCGCCGTTCCTTGTATTGCTTCTGTGTCTCGGTGCTCTTGCGTTGGTTCGGGTTCATCTTTGTTCCTTTTCGTGTCGCCGGACTTCGTGGGCAGCCGGCTAACCCATCATTCCACGCGGACTCGCCGATAAGTCCGGCGAGCCGGTGAATTCAAACGTTATCCACCCTTAACCGCCGACTCAAACTTAACCCCATCGGCAATCAGCTTCACCGCATCCACGCCATTGCTCACCACGCAAGTATGCGTAGTCTCGGCAACGTGCTTCATGGCATGGGCGACAGATGTGGCCTCGATGATGCGGACTTTGTTGGTGGCGATTTCGGTGACTCGGTAGATGCGGCTTTTCATGGTGCTGATCCTTTTTTGTGATTGACAATTACGAATTGTACCCATATCATTCGCCATGTCAACAAGAATTTGAAGTTCGTTTGAAGATTCTTTCACCAACAGGAGACACCATGACACCTAAACAATTGCTAGAACATTACGGCGGGAGTAATCTAGCTGCCGCTGTTGCTCTCGGATATACGGAACCATCAATCCGCAACTGGATCAACGCAAACAAAATCCCCTACAAGGCGCAGCGCATCATCGAGGCCGTTACTAACGGGAAACTGGTTGCGAGGAAGGAGAAGAAATGACTACTCAAGCAAGGGTTAAAGAATTATTGGAATACAACCCATTAACCGGATTGTTTACCAGAAAAGTTACTCGCCCAGGCAGTGCAAGAGTAGGAAGTGTTGCAGGAGGAAAAACAAGTACCGGGTATATCAGAATAAAAATAGATGACGTTGAGTACATGGCTCATAGATTGGTTTGGCTTTATGTTTATGGGCATTTTCCATCAAACCAGATAGACCACATAAATTGCATAAGAAATGACAATAGGCTATTGAATTTGCGCGCTGTAACATATTCTGAAAACGGGCAAAACCAGAGAAAAGCGCAAAGTGACAATAAAATTGGATTGCTCGGAGTGTCGTTACTTGATGGAAGATGGAGAGCATCAATAAGGGTTAATGGTAAAAATATTCACTTAGGAAAATACCCAACTCCAGAATTGGCTCACGCTGCATATATTTCGGCAAAGAGAAAACTTCACACAGCGTGCACTATATAAAATGAAAGAGAATATAGACCTTGATGCTCTTAAGCGATCAGTCGATATGGTTGCGTTATTAACAAATTATGGAGTTGAGTTAAAAGCTAGGGGGCAGGAATACGATGCTCTCTGCATATGGCACGATGAAACCAAGCCATCCATGCAGGTATATGTAGACAAGAAAGACGGTTTGATGCGCGCCCACTGCAAGAGTTGCGGTCGCGGCGGCACAGTCATTGACGTGGTAATGGAGATGGACTGCTGCGACGAAAAGCAAGCCATTGCCAAACTCAAGGTCAACGGATTCCAGCGCGACGACACGCGCATAAAAGCCGAAGCCCCGATCAAGGCTAACGTGTGGCAGCACACGACAGCCCCCGAAGCCATGCCCAACATGCACGTCAAGGACAACGGCGATCCCGTTGCAACGTGGCGATACAACGATGCCGATGGCAAGTGTCTCGGATACGTTGCGCGGTACGTCAAACCCGACGGCGACAAGGACTATCGCCCCTGGACATTCGGCTCATACAGCATAAACAAAACACCTGCATGGGCAATGCGGGCATGGACTCATGGCAGGCGTCCGCTGTATGGGCTTGATTTGTTGGCTGCGCGGCCCGATGCAGGCGTAGTTATCAGCGAAGGCGAGAAAGCTGCCGATGCCTCGCGCCAATACTGGACAAAGCGCGTCGGCATTGCTTGGCCTGGAGGCGCGAACTCGATAGCCGGTGTTGATTGGTCGCCACTGGCAGGGCGCGACGTGCTGCTTATACCTGACGCAGACATATCCGGTGCAGGAGAATCGGCCATGCGTAAGGTTGCCGCGTACCTTTTAGCAATCGGGTGTAAAGTGTCCATCCTCGATACGTCCGACCAGCCGAACAAGTGGGATGTTGCCGATGCCTTGCGCGACGGCATGAGCAAAGACGATTTGATGGCATGGGCAGCGCCGAGAGTTTCCAGACTCACCAGCGCGGAACTCGAAAAGCAACGGCTTGAGGAGGAAAAAAAAACTATGCAATCCGCGCAAGCCGGCGAGCCTGAGCCGATGAATCCGCTCCCAATGGAGGACTGGTCTGAATACGATCTGCCACCCATAGACGACGAGATAGAGCCGCAGCATATACCTCTAACCATTGACGTGCAGCCGACAGAAATAGCCGATGCGCCTGCGATAAAGCCGGCGAAGGTTGCAAGGCATACGGCGATTGAAACCAAGGAATTGCTCCCGCCTGAATTCTCTGAACTCGCACTCGCAAAGCACTGGAGTAACAACGAGGGAAGCGATTGGTGCTATACGCTGGCATGGAATCAATGGTGTCAATGGGACGGCTCACGATGGAAAGTCGACCGCACCAATAGTGTTACTAGCATCATTGCCGACGAGATGTGCCGCGCAACACACTGGATGGAAGCAAAGGCACTATCGCAATCGGCAATTAGATCGTTATGCGCTAAACGCAACATTGCCAATGTGCGCGACCTGGCCGGCAGCTTCCCACGCCATGCTAGATTGCCGGAGGAATGGGATAGCAATCCGTGGTTGCTCGGTACGCCAGACGGGACGCTTGATCTTAAAACCGGAATACTCCGACCTCCAGAGCGCGGAGATTTGATTACTCGGCAGACTGCTGTGTCGCCTAAGCCTGGGCCAATGCCGCATTGGGACAAGGTATTAGACCGCTGCACCAAAGGCGACCCAGAAATGCGCGCCTACTATCAGCGATGGGCTGGCTATATCCTGACTGGATCATGCCAAGAGGAAGGATTCCTGTTTGTGCATGGTGCAGGGAATTCCGGTAAGAGCAAATTCATAGACTGCTTAGGCGGGATGCTCGGAAAAGCCGACGATGGCGGATATTGCGCGACGGCGAAAATCGAGATGCTCATGGAGTCGAAGCACGAACGGCACACCGAAGAGTTAGCCTGCCTTGCCGGGGCGCGTATGGTGCGAACCAGCGAACCGGACGAGGGCGCACGGTGGAATGAAGCCTTGCTCAAGCTGATTACCGGACGCGACACGGTATCCGCCCGACGCCTGTACGAAAAGCAATTCACCTTCACGCCAGAATTCAAGCTGGTCATCAATGGTAATTTCCGCCCTGCATTCAAGAATACCGGCGAGGAAATACGGCGAAGGATGCACTTCGTTGAATTCCCTGAATCCATACCAGAAGTCGAGCGCATATATGGTTTGCCTGAATTGCTTGAGAAAGAATGGCCGGCGATTATGGCCTGGGCTGTTGCCGGGTGCCTGGAGTGGCAGAAATCAGGATTACAAAAGCCCGCCAGCGTAAAAGAAGCAACTCAAGAATATCTTGATAACGAGGATACGTTAGGCCAATGGATAACGGATTGCTGTGAACTCGGCAAAGACTTGAAATACATTACCGGCGATGCCTATAAGTCATACGCGGATTACGTCGACAAGGCCGGCGAGGGCATAGTTAGTAAAAAACGGTTCTCGATGCGTATGGAGTCAAGAGGCTTCAATACAAAAGGGCGCAAGGGCAATGCAAAGGCGATCATAGGAATTGATGCCAAACCTGCCGAACCTGGCGCATGGGCAGAGCGTGAATTCTAGCCTTGACTGGAAGCGCATTGGGCTTATAACGCTACGCTGCGAACCCTACCTTATCATCAAGTACCCTGGCCCCCGCTACACGGCCCTATACGGCCCGCAATGCTCACGGGAGATACTCGGGCAAGGGCTTGAGAGCGCGGACCGTGCTAAAGACGTTTGCGAGGCGCACAATAAAAAAGCCCCCTGCGAGTAATCAGCGAGGGGGCAAAGCCGGCATTGCAGCCGGCAGGGGAGATTCAGAGATTACTAGATTTCTTGCCTAGTGGCAATGCAGGATAGGGTTCGCCCTTCGCTGATACATTCCGCGAACGCCTTGCCCCATGCGATGACGTGGTGTGAATAGCGGATCATTATATAGCCTTTATTTCCGCCTTCAGATCGGCAAGCATTCGATTCACATCGGCATCCGGCAAGCCTTCGATGATTCGTGCAGCGTAGCCTTCAGGATCAATCGAAACCCCGGCCTTGAAGTGTGATGTATGAGCGCGGATATCTGCCGCGTACAGATTGATATATTGCTGGCTTGGTGTCATGTTTATCCTCTCAAGATAATAACGATCAATGCGACGATCGCGGCGATTGCGTGCATGGTCAGATTCTCCATATGCGGATCAGCGGGACAAGCGGCGACGGGCAGAATAGGTTACAGGTAAAGCATATCCGCCCGATGCGGCCCTCGATTCCAGTTATGGTGCGGTCGATTGTCATAGCCCGGCCCTTTCAGCAGCAGCCAGCACGCGTGCCAGTGTATATATCGAATGCGGAACACCGCGAAGCTGGCAGTAGCGCAGACAAGCAAACCGTCCCCATTGTGGATTGCGTGCGGCACGGGCGGCGGCGATGGCGATTGGTGATAGAGTAGTCATGTTAATACCTCCCTTTTGCAATAAGTGATTCCAGGACCGGGACAACCGTATCAAACGAATACTTCGCATACCCGTGAAGTATGCAGATTTTGAGGCGTGGTTTTACTGCAATGCACCAGCCAAGTTTCTTGGCCTGGTCGATTAAATCGCGTAAATTTGAATTCATGGCAATCCCCTTAGAAGCAGGCGTAGACAACGGAATAGTCTGTATTGCCGACAACGGACGTATTCTCGTTAAGGTAGTCGAGAACCGTATCACGGATTTCGTCGTCGTCGTCACAGTCGGCAATATCAATGCTGTAGTTTCGCGCCACGTCAAGAAACGTATCCTCGTTGTATTCGCAACATATGGCGATTACGTCAAGCTCGATTTCTTCTCCGGTATCCTGCTCAATCCCTTCAAAGTAGTCAAATAGCAGGTCAAGCCCTTCATGAGTGAAGTTCTCGGTGCGATCATAGTCCCGGAAAGCCCTACGGAAGTCGCCACTGTCAATTGTCTGTTTCATTTCGTACCCCTTACTGTGCCGGCTTTATCCCGTGCCGGCTTGACGGTTAAACGCTACCGGAAAGCTCCCAGAGGGAGCTGGCCGCTAGGGTCTTAGCAGTAGTGGCAATCGAAGTTAGCGTCATTGGTGCCGGTAACAGAATCCGATTGATTGTCGCGCCATTCATTCTCTGCGCGACGTTCTCCCGACTTATGCCCTGTCATATAGTTGACGTTGTTCGGATAGCGCGGCTCAATGCAGCAATAGCCGTCACTGCGCCCTAATTCATAATCTGTCTTGGTCATGTCAATTCCCCTGTTCAATGCTGCGTTATTTGATGTCACAATCGCAGTGTATGTCTGTCGCTAACGATTGTCAAGCATTATTTGCAGTTAAGCACAACTATTTGTCGAGCAACATTGGCAGAGTATATTAGCAAAGGCTTAACCTGCATTGAATCAACGGCTTGCACAAACTGCAAATCAGTACATGTACGGATTGTACGGATTAGAGTCGTTTTCCCTAAAGTCCCTCCGCGCATGGGTGCGCGTTTAAAACTTTGTGGAAAAAGGACTAAATGCGTACATCCGTACATCAATCGGAACATGCCTGTTTTCTGTACGAATGTACTGATTATCCGCAACATGATGCACTGTACGCATTGTGTGAGTTATCCGCAAACCTATCCAGCTCGATGCAAGGTCGCGTGTCTCCAGATAGACCTACATGTAGGCGCCCACTATCCACCTCCCCAGTAATCGCCGCACCCTGGGCGCGCTATGGCATCGGAGTGGCATCGGCCTGCAAGCTGGCGCGCATCCAGTCCGATGCACCTACCCGGTCGCGGATACCTGCTAACCACGCCATGCTGTAGGTCATCGGTGCATCTACCTGGGCGAGCGTGCGGAGCGTGGAGCTTTTGCGCGCAGGGGAGGATCGAGGGGGGGGGTGGGTAGGGGGGGGTAGGCAAGGTCATACCCGGCCTGTGTTATGTGTAACTAACCCTCTCCCTTACGTCCGCCAAATTTTTCTGCTAAAGTAAGTTATGAACGCACGAACTGAAGGCTGGTCGCGGCTGGACTCCCTGATTGCCGAGGATGGCGAGGAGGGGGTGTTAGCGCGAGTAATGACGCGGATAGCTATCGGGGATGATCCGAGGGACATTGCGTTGAGCATGGGGATGCCGTGGTTGGTGCTGAGGAAGTGGTTGGAGGACAAGCCGGAGAGGATGGCGGAGTGGGAGTTGGCGGATCGGTGCTTCGCGGACGGGTTGGCGTATGAGGCGCTGAGGGAGGTTCGGGATTGCGGGCTGGAGGAAGTGCCGCTGGCGAGGTTGAGGAGTGAGCACTACGACAAGAAGGCGGGGAAGCTGAATCGGGTTAAGTGGGGAGAGCAGAAGCAGGTGGTGGCGCTGGAGGGGCTGACGATGGATCAGGCGTTGGGTGGATTTGCGTCGATGCTGCTGGAGAAGATGCGGGTGGTGGAGACAGTGCCCATGCAGGCAAACGAGTCGACTACCGAATCCGAAAAAGAGGTCTCCGAAAATTTGGCGGCGCAAAAAAATTCCAGGATGTACCCTGTTGTTATTGACGCCTGCAACGTTGAGGAGGTTTGATTATGGAATTTCAAGGATTCCCAAAGATGGCGCGGCTTTCGCGTGACGTAATAATTTCCGAGAAGATCGACGGCACAAACGCCTGCATTTTTATCGGGGAAGATGGCGAGTTCCTTGTTGGTAGCCGGACCCGCTGGATTACGCCGGAACAGGACAACCACGGATTTGCAAAGTGGGCTTACGAAAACCGGGATGATCTGATGAAACTCGGGCCGGGTCAGCACTTCGGAGAGTGGTGGGGTTGCGGTATCAATCGCGGCTACGGACTCAAGGAAAAGCGGTTCAGCTTGTTCAACGTGCAGCGGTGGTGTTCGGCAGACCAAGAGCCAAAGCAGATCATTACTGGCGACCCTCGTATTGTGAAGTTTCAGCAACAAGCGCCGGCGTGCTGCTGGTTGGTTCCGGTGCTGTGGCACGGGGAATTCGATACGGCGATGGTGACAGCGATTCTGGAGTCAATGCGCGAGCAAGGAAGCACCGCTGCTCCGGGGTACACGAACCCCGAGGGCGTGGTGGTATTCCATACCGCTGGGAATGTTGGATTTAAGAAAACTCTCGACAAAGATGAAATGCCAAAGGCGATGAATACCTTATGCTAAGCGCCGACGACATTACCAAGATGCGGGCATTGCCGATGGGCGATGTAATCAAGTTTTGGGATGCGTTGGAGAAGGAAGGCTCGGCGAGGGGGAGTCTGGACGGGGTTATCAGGGAACTGTGCCAGAAGGATTTATTCTACTTGTTGGTAAGGGTGTGCGGACGGGTGGATATGCTACATCCGTGGGTGTTTGCCAGAGTGCGAGAGGTTGAGGCCGATCCGAATGGCCGCGTAGATTTGTGGGCGCGGGGACATGGGAAATCGAGCACCATAACTTTCGGGAAAACGATACAGGATATATTGAATGATCCTGAGATTACTTTCGGGATATTCAGCCATACGCGCCCGATTGCGAAGGCGTTCCTGCGGCAGATCATGCGTGAATTCGAGGGGAACAAGGTATTGCACAAGGCATTCCCGGATATTCTGTGGGGAATGGATACGCGGCAGAGTCCGAAATGGTCGGAAGATGACGGCCTGATTGTGCGGCGCAAGTCGAATCCACCGGAAGCAACGATTGAGGCGTGGGGATTGGTGGATGGCCAGCCAACTTCAAAGCACTTCAAGGTGCTTCTGTACGATGACATTGTTGTTGAAGGTTCCGTGACGACGCCTGAAATGATTGATAAGACCATGAAGGCGCTGGAGCAGAGTTACAACCTGAGTAATGAGGTATTTGTACGCAGGTTTGCCGGAACGCGATGGCACTTCAACGATGCCTACAAGACGGTGATTGATCGAGGGACAGCGGTTCCGCGTGAGCATCCAGGGACGGTTGATGGGACGGAATACGGTGATCCGGTATTCTGGACGAAGGAATCCATCCTTGAGAAACGCCGCGACATGGGGCCGCATACGTTCGCTGCACAGATATTGTTGAATCCTAAAGCCGACTCCCTCAAGGGATTCAAGCGCGAGTGGCTACGGTACTACTCGACTGCGCCGACAAAGACGAACAACTACATCCTGATTGACGCGGCATCCTCAAAGAAAAAAGGCAGCGACTACACGGCAATGTGGGTTGTCGGCCTTGGTACGGACGGGAACTACTACGCGCTGGACATTGTTAGGGATCGGCTATCGCTGACGGAACGGACGGAAAGACTGTTCGCGCTGCATCGGAAATGGAAGCCGTTGCAGGTTCGCTATGAAAAGTACGGAGCGATGGCGGACATCGAGCATATCAAGACCGAGCAGGAAAAGCAGCAGTATCGGTTCGACATAACGGAAGTCGGCGGACAGACGAGTAAGGTGGATCGGATTGGCCGGTTGATTCCGGTATTCGAGCAGGGGAAGTTCTACCTGCCGAAAACGCTGCATGTGACCAACTACGAAAAAGTCACCGTTGATCTGGTGCATACGTTTATTGAACAGGAATACATGCCGTTTCCTGTCGGGGTGCATGACGACATGGCCGATTCATTGGCGCGTCTGCTGGAACCGGATTTGAAGCTGGTTTGGCCGAAGGAAGAGGAAACTCGCGTTCGTCCGGAAGTGCATGTTGTGCATCGTGGCTGGCGGTAGTATTGACATTGGCGCTGTATAGAATATGATTCCGCGAACCATTGATAGGAAAGTGCTATGGCAAAGCAGAAGAAGCCTGTAAAACCACCCAAGAAGTGCTGAGATGCCCGCACTAGCCGACCTGTTGAGTTGGATGGACAACAAGCGCCGAGTTGTCGGCAGGAATCTGTCTGATTTGGTCAATAATCCCGCTGATTACCTATCCATGACGGCGGCAAACATTCCGCAGACAGTGAAGGAATACGGGGAAGACCCGATGAATTTCATTGGTGGTGGTGTTGGTCATATCGCATATCACGGATCACCGCACAAGTTCGACAAGTTCAGCCTAGGCAAGATTGGAACGGGAGAAGGGACGCAGGCTTATGGGCATGGGTTGTATTTGGCAGAGAGTCCTGTTGTTGCTACTGAATACAAGGAAGCAATATCTAACGCCAAAGCCCCTGAACTGTATCGCGCAAGAAGCACCGCAAAGGGCGCGCAGACAGATATTGACCAAATAACAGGATGGTTGAACGGATCAACTCCGTGGCCGAATAACACGCGTGGCCAACCGGTAAGTAAGGAGTTTCTTGAGAAGCGCCTGAAGGAATATCAGGATGATGTGAAATGGTCAAATGACCTTATGGCAAGCCGAGAGGAAAACGGAATCCTCTACAAAACCGACATCCCCGACGAAGCAGTAGCAAGAATGCTTGATTGGGATAAGCCGCTGAGTCAGCAAAGTGAAGCTGTCCAATCCATCATAGCAAGACAGCATGGCGTGTCTCTTGATAACTATCGAAAAATTATGAAACTAGACCCTGATAAGTTCGACAAAACAGGGAAAGAGATGGTTTCTAGTTATCGTGGGGCGCAACCTGACGAAGTTACGTCTGACTTGTTTGCTAACGGCATCCCCGGCATCCGCTACCTAGACGGCGGCTCACGCTCTGCCGGTCAAGGAAGCTCAAACTTCGTCGTCTTCGACCCCGAAATGATCCGCATCCTTGAGCGCAATGGAGTTCCAACAGGGCAGAAGCCTTGGAATCCAAATGAATATCGCCCCCTGAGCGACCTGATGAATCCGAGGATAGACTAATGGCCTCAAAGCCCAAAGAAACCAAGAAAGACGAGTTTGCTACTCTCCGTGAGCGTTTCACCCGCGTTGCGGACATGTGGAACGACGACCGGAAGCGGTACAAGAACGACATGCACTTCCTGCACGTCGACCACTGGCCTGAAGGTGTCCGAACATCTCGGGAAAGCGACATTACGAATCCACGCTTGTGCCTTGAGATAGATCAACTCTCCCAATACCAGCGGCAGGTCATCAACGACTCAAGGCAGAACCGCCCACAGATCAAAGTCCGGCCTGTGGATAGTTTTGCCGACATCGAAACCGCGAAGATTTACGATGGCCTATGTCGACACTGGCAGGAAGCCTCGAACGCGGATACCTGCTATGACCTGGCGCTCGAATGCGCTACTGGAGGCGGTTTCGGGTATTTCCGCATCCTGAAAGACTATCTCCATGACGGAACATTCGATCAGGATTTCCGTTTTGCTCCGATTTCCAATCCGCTGACGGTGTATTTCGGTGAGCATATCGAAGTCGATGGATCGGATGCTAAGGAAGTCTGGATTTGCGAGGAAATACCGAAGGAAGAATACGAGGAACGCTATCCCGGCAAGGAAACAACCTCATGGGAAGGCGAAGGAAGCAAATACGGCGACTGGTGCGGCGAAAAGATCAGGGTTGCCGAACTGTACGAACTGAAACTTGTCCCGAAAACGATCCACCAGCTTGAAGATGGCACGATCTGCGACGACGAAGAATATCAGTCGGCAGTAGCAGAAGGAATCCAAGTCCCGCCGATCATCGCAACGCGGGAAGTCAAGAAAAAGTGCCTGTACTGGTCAAAGTTCAACGGTGCGGAGTATCTGGAAGAACCCCGCGAAGAACCCGGCGACCGAATCCCTGTATTCCCGGTGTGGGCCAATGTCCACAACATCGACGGCAAGGTAATCCGCACGTCGATGATCCACAAGTCGAAGGATGCTCAACTCCTGTACGATTACGCACAGACGGCATTTGCAGAGCGAGTTGGACAATCTCCAGAAGCTCCGTGGGTTGCCGCTGAAGGGCAAACGGCTGGATTCGAGGATGAATGGGACGGTACGCGATCAGTCCGCGTACAGCACTACCGACCGATCAGTCTCGACGGCAAACAAGTTCCGCCACCGCAACGCCAGAACCCATCCGATGTTCCATCCGGCTTTGCGCAAGTCATGTCGCAGGCCGAGCATGGGGTACAGACCTCGCTTGGCATGTACGCAGCGTCGATTGGGAAAAAAGGAAACGCCACCAGCGGAGTGCAGGAACAGGAGCAAGCGCGCAAGGGTGATGTATCCAGTTTCCACTACCACGACAATCTTGCAAGGGCGATCCGTTCCGCTGGCCGGTATCTGATTTCCGCCGCGCCGAAGGTTATTGATACTCGTCGGATTGTCAGAATCTTGGGTATTGATGGAGAAGCGAAGCAAGTACAGCTTGATCCATCGCTACCGAAGGCTGCTGTTTCTCAAGGCCCGAACCAGATATTCAACCTAGGCGTTGGCGTCTATGACGTTGCGGTTGACGTTGGCCCCTCCTACCAGACAAGTCGGCAAGCATCTGCTGCCGGAATGCTTGCACTCGCGCAAGCCGATCCGACAATGTGGCAGACGCACGGCGACCTGATTGCGGAAGCGCAGGACTGGCCGGAAGCGCAGCGGTTTGCTGAACGTTCCAAGTTGCTGCTTCCGCCTCCGGTATTGGCTGCGGAAGAAGCGAAGAAGGAATCGTCGCCTGAAGTCGCTCAGGTCAAGATGCAGGCGCAACAGATAATTCAACAGAAAGATCAGATGATGCAGGCCGCTTCTGGAGAGATTGAGAAGTTGCGGCAAGAGAATCAGAAACTCACTGTCGCCGCGCAACAAGCAACGCTGAAGGCGCAAATGGCGACAATGGACACGCAGCAGGAAGCGATCAAGTCCGAACAGGATGCGCTGGCAAAGGATTACCAGATTGCCAAGTTGAATCTGCAACTGCAAGAGCAGGATGCGGTTCAGCGTGTTACCGAGATGGCGCAACAGTCTCAGGAATCCACTGAACCCGCTGAACCTGCCGAACCGCAGATGGATGTTGCGTCAATACTGCAAGCCGTTGCTTCGATGCAGCAGCCGATCAACATTACGGTTCCAGTGCAAGTCGATGGAAAAGGCGCAATGACAAAGACAGGTCGCGCAGTTCGACAATCTGACGGTAGTTACCTGATGGAGTCAATGGAGAAACCTTGCAATGAGTGACTCATTTGTAAGAATTCCAGGGATTGACGAGTATGGTAGCGTTCATGTCGACAACACCGAAATTACCACATCTGTTGGGAAGGTGCAGCGCCAACGGGTTGAGGTAAGGGGCGGTACTCTAGGCACGGGCGACCTAACCGAAGACGCATGGGGCATCCAGAAAGTTTCATTGCCATACTCGCTGTTCCACGGCATGTTCTCGTTCGACATCCCAGCGAAGATGTGGTTCATGTACGAGGGCGGGACGCAGGTCTATACCTCGACCAACATCGTATCCACAGACGGTGCGGCGGTTCTCACCACATCGGCAGGAAAGACAACGCTGCTACTTGAGTCCCGTGTTTGCCCTCCGTACCAACCGAATCGCGGGGTTCTGTTCTCGACGGCGGTGTGGTGTCCGAACAAAACAGCAGCAGGCTGCACCCGCGAGTGGGGCGTTCAGACTACAGGTTCAGGGGTGTTCTTCCGGCTCAAGTCTGATGGACTGTTGTACGCAGTTCAGCGGTCAATCGGGGTCGAGACAAAGGAAGAACCCATCACCACAACCGGGGTGAGCGGCTTCGATGTACAGAAGGGCAACATCTACGATATTCAGTACCAGTGGCGCGGCGTGGGGAACTACAAGTTCTTCATCAACAACGTGCATGTGCATACGTTCAGCAACCTTGGGACGCTTACCGCACTGAGTATGAGCAACCCGGCGTTGCCGCTCGCATTCAAGGCAACTACTGCCGACGCGGGGGTGGCGAACTGCGCGCTCCATATAGGGTGCGCTGACCTGACCTCGGAGAACGGGACAACTACCGACGAGCAGTATGGTTCGGCGTACTCGTCAGCAGTGGCTACCAACGGCGCGGACAAGCCGGTGTTGGTGCTGTACAACCCGTTGGTGATCGGTACGATGGTGAATACCAGGACGATCCACCTGCGTACATCGTCGTTCAACAACACCAAGAAATGTACGTTCAAGATATGGCGCACCCGTTCTGCTGGTGACATCACAGGGGAAACTCTGGTGGCCGGCTATGGGGGTAAGTACTCCTACATGCAGTCCGACTCGACCGACATGAACGCGGGTGCTGTCAGGGCCACGGCGGTAACGGCGGCGAACCTTGAGTTCCTGTACGCCGTGACGGTCGAACCTGCTGTACGTTCGACTTACGACTTCTCGGTGGATCACTTGAAACTGAACTTGGTACGGGGGGATTATATCGTCGTGACCAACGATTCGGTGAATGGTGCAAGTGATGTGGTTTTTGGATGGGGCGAGGAGATATAAGTGCTTCTCGACTATTTCTGGTGGCGTAACAAAGTTCCATCAGGTGGAAATACATCAAAAGTATTGAATGCTGAATACCCTTATATAGATGGCCCGATCCGTAGATATATCAAGGAAGTAGAACCAGAGATTGTCGAAGCCGTAATCGAGGTCGTTGCAGAAGTCACAGAAAAACGGACAGTACAGAACAAGGATGTTGAGGCAGCACAAGCGGAGAAGGCGTTACGGGAAAGGCTTGCTTCTCAGCATCAAGCATGGAAAGAAATGTACGCACAACTGATCCTGCTAGAGTACGAGCGGCGGGAACAGGAGTACGAAGATGCACAAATAGCAATGTTGTTGTTTGATCTTTGAGTCGTATAATAGTTTTGTCGGTTGGAGGAGTCCAAGCAATTGTTCTAGTGCCTATATCACTAAAGCAGCCGACACACTCACTCATATAGGGAAAACAGATGATTACGCAAAATATAGCGCATGAAAAATGGGACTACGACGATGACACTGGAGTTTTTACACATAAGAACGGGAAAACTGCTGGCAACAAAAATCTTCACGGTTACGTCCGAATAGGTTTTGACGGAAAAACGCACTCAGCACATCGTTTGGCGTGGTTATACGTTTATGGTGAATTTCCAAAAGGACACCTAGACCACATTAACGGGATTAGGCATGACAACCGGATTTCTAACTTACGTGAGGTGTCAATGTCTGGGAATAGTATGAATCAACGAAAAGCGCACTCACACAATTCAACTGGCTTTTTGGGCGTTAGTAGAATGAGAAATAAATTTAGCGCGGTAATTTGTATCAATGGGGTGCAAAAGTATTTAGGCATATTTGATACACCAAGCGAGGCGCATTCGGTATATCTATTTCATAAACGGAAACTACACGAAACTTGTACTATTTGAACGGAAGTAACCAAATGTAACACCACTCACATGAGGAAACCAAAATGTCTGAAGAAGCCGTAGTCGAAGTCCCTGTTGCACCTGTTGCCGCTGTAGTCCCTGCCACTGCCGAGACTCCAGAAACGCCTGCTGTCGAAACGCCTCCTGCACCGCCCACAGCGGAAGAACTCCAAAAGAAGTTCGACCGCGATGCAGCCATGCAGCGCCGCAGATACGAGAAGGATTTACAGGCGGAACGGGAGCAACGCATCAGGCTTGAGGAACGGCTTGCAAAGGCAGAACCGGCACGTCCCGCAGACCCCGGAATGCCGACTATTGACAAGTTCGACAATTTCGATGAATATGTGACTGCGAAAGCGGAATACATCGCATCGCAAACTCTCTCGAAGCATGAGCAGAGGCAGCAGCAAGAAAAAGCGCAGGCGGCGCAGCATCAAACCGTCGAAGGCTGGAACAAGCGGGTAGCCGCCGCCGACATACCGGATTTCCATGATGTTGTGGCAAGTTCCGATGTGCCGATGACAAGGATCATGCAGCAAGCGATTATGGAAAGCGATAATGGGCCGAAGCTGGCGTACCACCTAGCCACCAATCCCGCAGACGCTGAACGAATCGCCGGAATGACGCCCATAGGGGCGGTACGCGCACTCACGCTCATTGAGGAAGGCTTCA